ACTCGGATAGTTTCACACTCTGCATCTGTAGCACAAGCTGGCAACTCCGCAAATGGTGCTGCTCCAATGTTTGTACAACCACACACTACTCCTACAGCTGACTCATAAAAATGAAGAGTTCCTGTGGCTGCTGCACATGATGCTGCTCTAACATATTGTGTTAGTAATGCAGTGTTAGTACCTACTTCTGCTGGTTCTACTTCTACCCAAATAATAGTAGATATAGCCCCACATAATGATAGGTCTACTGTATATCCGGCATTAGCTGCTGGATATGCGTTACACGCTCCTATGGCGATACATACTATGGCTTCCTTCACCTTACTTACATCTTGGGAATATGTAAACCCAGTCTTGCCAGTAAGTGCTTTCCAATTTGCATTGGTTGTGATTACAGTTGCCATCTTATATCACCTAAAGTTTTATGTCCCGAATCTTTCCTTGTGATTTGAAGTGTCGACAAGTTGTTTCTCCCATAGTCCTAAACAATCCTTTCTCCACAAATGCGGAGTTGATGAATGGATAGCCGGGTGAACGTCTAGTAGCTTCATAGTACTCGGTTGGAATAGCAATCATTAATCCAATTCTGGGGTAACCGTAACCTTCGGCATCAGATGTATCTAATCCGAAAATTCTACCTACCTCACACGTATCTGGACAACAAGTTGTTGTATCAGAAGGTGCGTCTTTGGATGGAATGAATGGCACGCCGTATACACTGTCAACATGTATTCCTACACCAGTTCCTTTAAAGGTCTGTATTCCGTTAACATCAATCTGTACCAATTTTTCACCATATGGATTTGGAATCCTTACGGATGGTTGGTATAGACCTTGTATTTCAGAATAGGCCTCATGTGAACCGATGAACACGTTGGGATCTTTACCAGCTGCAATCCTAATCTTTCTTAGGAATGTTCTGATAATATCGTCTGTTAAAATACCGTTTCCACATCCTATTGTACCACCTGCTGCAGTACAAACAGTTGTATCGAAATCAGTTCCAGAGTCTCTATCAATTCCTGCATTAGCACCTATATATGGGTCGTAAAAACTAGTTTTACATCCACCTAAGGCATCTTCTTCTGCATCGCTTGATACAATTCGATCTAGTGTTTCCCAGTCATTGCTGCATATAACACAGGCTGACCAGTTTACACAAGTATCTGCTGCTGGGCCTTCCACATCTGCTAACAACATTCTGTTTAACAGTTCTTTATGTTGAACTGCCATGAACAATCTAAGCGAACCCAGACCGCCCCATATGTCGTCTTTAGAGTGTGTAGCTAACCATTCCATTACCTCGGATGTACCGAATGGTAATTGAGCAGTCTTTGGCTTTAACTCGACTTCCGCGAATGTTGGTACTTCGGTATTAGCGATAATACCACCTTCAGGTGTACCACCTAATGTAGATAAGCAACAGTTGATGCAACAAGCACCGTGTGTTATCGAATCTGCTTTGGCAGTAATTACCCTGAATCCACTTTTGTCCCAAGGGTATTTGGGTAGTACGCCGAATGCATTTGCTTCAAGGTTCAGTTGAGCCCAAGCATAAGCACCGAATACTGCGTTAAATACGCCAGTGGTTGATGTAGTAACATTCACATCAGCTTTCATAAGCATGTTTCTATTGTAACCGTAGTAAAGAGCTTCTAACTCATCTATAGTTTCGATTTTTACCATCTCGCTACCTCACCGTCTGTTGGAGCACCAAATCTACCTTTCATTATACCTCGACCCACAACGTGACCTAACTCTTCGTAAGGAGTTTCACGACATGCTTTAAGCACAGCGTTTATATCTCCACCTTCACCACGGGATTTTAAAATCTCTGCGGCAGTTTCAAAGGTTGGTGGTCTGTATGAATCATTTGTAGATGATTTATCAACATCAATAGATTTTGCTACTGGTGTTGGTTTCTCTATAGCTTTCTCTTGCATGCTCAATCCACCTTTATCAGGTTTATTTTCGTTTTGAGGATCTGAATCCCCAATACTAGCTTGCTGAGAGTTGCTTTGGTATGTGTCTGGTACCTTGACTTTTGCACCGATATCTTCACTGGCTTGCACCTGTGGTTTCAGTGGTAAGTCTGTTGGTTTTTCCATTGCTTTGTCAGCTACAGTCTTTAAAGTTTCTAAGGCTTTAACTCTGTCACCGATTTCAGCGATTGATTTCTCTAGTTTGGAAGTATCGAACTTCGTAACTATTCCTTCAATCTTGGATAAGGTATCTAAAACGGATGAAGATTTTTCTTTATCTTCTTTTTCGTCTTTAGATTCGTCTTCTGACATTTTTGTCTTCTCTTCTTCTTTTGGTTTTTCGTCTTCAGG